AGAAAACTTTCCTAACGAATATGAAGATATATAGCGACCTATCCAATAAAGACTATCACTCAATGAGTGAACACGTATCAAGTAGCTTTGTCAAAGCCGTAGCAAAGCACTCTATATCTAGAGCCATGCAAAAATTTGATCCGACTCCTGCTCTTATCTTTGGGGATGCCATGCACACCTATTTCGAGGATAGACTCGCGTTCGTGCGTAGGTTCGTGGTGTTTGATGACACAGAAATTATAGACCAAATCCTGAAGCGTAGACCAGAAATCTCTGTACCTTCCATGACTAAGGAGTACAAATCCTTTAAGTCTGAGTTTGAACACAGCTTGAATGAGGGTCAAACGGTTATCACCCAACACGAGATGGACTCCATAGAGTATATGTACCGATCTGCGGTGGATAACACAGGGCTTCAGTCTATCTATCAAGACCACGCACACGATGACATATGGGATGAATACTCTTTTCTGTCAGAGGAACCCGATCATCATGGGCTTTTATACAGAGTACGACCAGATCGGTTGTTAGTAAAAAATGATGAACCTCAGGTAATTATAGACTGGAAATCTTGTAGAGATGCCTCTGAAAAGGCTTTTCGTACAGACTTCTGGAAATTTAGATATGACTTACAAGCAGCATTTTATTGTAGTCTATTGGAAGTTCCAATGGATCAATTCTTTTATGTTGCAATAGAAAAAGAGTTTCCATATAATAGTGCTGTATTCTCTATTGATGAGGATACCCAAATGAGAGCCATGCGAGAACTAGAACTAATTAAAGAGCGTATTGGCGAATGGAAAGAGAACCCTAGCCCCGAAACAAGTGGGTTAGCTAATGCAAACACAATTACATACTTATGAAAAACCTATATACAAAACTATTAGATGTAACTAGCAAAATTGAAAAGCTAGAGAAGGATAAAAAGAACCCATTCTTTAAGTCATCCTATGTAAGCCTAGACAACGTGATAGACGTGGTAAGACCACACCTGCTTGCTGAAAAATTGTTACTAATACAACCAATCGAGCAGGGCTGTGTGGGTACAAGAATTATCTGTACTGAGTCCAACAAGTCTATTGATTCGTTCATACCACTGCCTGAAAATGTAAAGCCTCAAGACTTAGGTTCTTGTATAACTTACTTTCGTAGATATACCCTCGTTTCACTTTTGGGTCTTTCCCAAGAGGATGACGATGGAAACAAGGCTCATGGCAGGACTAAAACGGCTAAAAAGAAAATGCCTGCACGTGCTAGAGACGTGAAAGATGCGATGTTAGATGACCTTCCATTTTGATATTATCCATCACAGCGACCCTTATCATCATTTCGGTGGTGGTAGGGGTTTCTTATGCGTATGAGCGCAAAAGCAAAAGGTCGTAGAACCATAGTCAAAGCCATTGACTTCTTAAAGGACAAGGGCATGATTGTGGACGAAGTAGAACTGGGCGGTAGATTCCGTAAGTCTAAAGACCTTTTCTCAGGGCTATGCACCAAGTGTTGGAAGCACGACTGTGAACACATTTTGGAAGATACATTTGATGGTTTTGATCTAGTAGCTATGGATGGAACTAATGTTTGGCTCATACAAGTCAAGACCAATAAACCACCCACACAAAAACCATACATTCGTTTTGCGAAACAATTCGCAGGTAAGTATATTCGTATCCTTGCAATGACGTGGTATGACCGAAAGGGGTGGGTACTGCACACGTTTAACAAGAACGGAACAGTAACAAAGAACGATTTAAGACGAAAACCTAATGAGAAGAAAAATGACACCTAATGAAAAAGTAATACTACAACTACTAAAAGAGAAGGGTCGGATTACATATGCTGAAATAGAACCAAAGATGCACATGGAAGGACACGATAAATATTGGACTACGTTTTCAACTATTTGCAGTCTGATTCAGGCAGGGATAATGACCTCAGAAAATAAACACCCTGCTTTATATAGCCTTACCGCATACGGAAGAAGTAAGCTCATTGAGGTGCTATGATACGCAATGACATGATGCACCTTGAGGAGGTGCTGATTGGTACGCTCATATCTAAAAGAGAATATAGAGAACTAATATTCAATACGTTAGATGCAACGTACTTCAATTATTTACGACCAATTTATTTAGAGGCTTGCAAGCAACACGTTGATGGTGTTGTATTCAACGAGGATACTATCGTTGCTAAGATGGAGGGCATGAACGTGGGTGAGTTTTATGAACTCATGATGATGCACGTGGCTTCAGAGCAGGAAACAAGAGCCTATCTGAAAACCCTGAAAGATACGACTGATAAAAACAGGCTCAGATTTGCTATCAAGAACATTAATGATATAGCCCAAAGTCCAACCACGACAATGGATGATCTCCTGATGGAGATTGATAAACTCAACGAGACAGTGGATGACACATCGCAGAAAATTGCGTTGACTCCATCAGAAATCCTTGAGCGTGAGATGAACGAGCCTAAAAAGGAGAAACTTGTTACAGGCGTACACAAACTCGATGAGGTTTTATACAGTGACGTAGGCTTGCATAGAGGCGACATCAATATCGTACTAGCTGACTCTGGTCATGGTAAGACTCAATGGTCAACGTTTGTGGCTAGTAAACTTGCTCAACAAGGTTATCAAGGTTTATGGTTTCAGATGGAGGATTATGACGTGAACACCGCTAAACAACTTGGGTTGATGGCAGGATACGAGGCTGATAACATAAGGATCATTGACTCTGTGGATGACATAGACGAAATTAAACGTTTGTGCAGGGTTAATAAATTAGATTACGGTCTTGACTTTGTGGTGATAGACTACATACAAGAAGTGTACGCTCAAGGAAAATTTGATAGCAGGACTCTTGAGATTCAGCACGTAACAAGAATTATGAAAGAAATAGCTAAACAACTCAATGTGTTAGTCATTGTGCCCAGTCAAGTGACGATTAACTCCATGAACCGATCAGGTTGGAGTCTTGTACCCAAGTACAAAGACGCACAATGGGCGCAGGCTATAAAGAACGTAGCTCACTGCATGACCTCAGTGTTTAGACCTAATATGATACAGGGTCTGGTCACTAGGGATCATCAGGGCTATCTAGCGGTAAAAGGACTGAAAGATGGGGAAACTCACGACTATCAATCGGTCTTTGTAAAGCTAGTAAAAACAAGAAGAGGGCAACTGTCTCACAACTATCTTCATATGGTTCATAATGGCGATATGGGATTAGAAGTGGCTAAGTCAAAGATTTGACTTTACTCAGGCGGTCTCATATATTCTCATACAGTAACATTTAATATATAATTACAAGAAAAATGGCGACAATAATCAACGCGTCTATAGACGTAACAAAAATCCCAAAAGAAGCGTTAATCAAAGGTAAGAAAGGCACATACGCCAACGTTACCGTATTTATTAACGATGAAACTAGGTACGGCAATAATGCAAGTATTGCTATGAGTATGTCCAAAGAAGAACGAGAAGCAGGACAAGAAAAAGTTTGGCTTGGTAACGGCAAAGTGGTCTTTACCAATGGCGAGGTAACCGTAGCAGAGCGAGAGGATCAAGATGCTCCTTCGGCAGGTAGAAAAACAGAAGAGGCATTGCCCTTCTGAACACAAGGCGATGAAATTGCTAAGTTGTTATATCAAAAAATTATAAAGTAGCATTTTCATTAGTTCTCTCATGGACAGAGGGTTTGAAAGCCCCTGTCTTTTTTCAGGAAAATCCTGATACAAACCAAACAGTCGTTTGGATGATACTAAAGGGAGGTAGCTGCAAGCCTCCCTTTTTTTATTGGTATTGATATTGCCATTGTAAGTGCCTAGATTTTATCATTTAACTAATAAAACTAGTATGTACTACGATTATTTTAGCATTAAAGAGTTTTTGGTTGATAGAGTTATGGTGGATGTTCCGATACATGTAGTGGACAAGATAGAGCGTCACCACAAGCCTATAATTAACGCTGTAAGGCACAAGATAGGTCAACCCATACAAGTGTCCCAGAACTCAGGATATCGCTCGAAAGACTGGGAATTGTCTCATGGCAGAAGCGGAACGTCAGAACACACCTTTACTGGTCTTGGGGCGGTGGATTATACGTGCGCCAATATGGAATTGCTCTTAGAAGAGCTTAGAGCGTCTGACTACAAGCGGATTTGTTACTACCCAGATCAAAAGTTTATACACTGTGACCACAAAGGTGACAGATACCACGAATTTGAAGTAGACGAGGATGGAAAATGGCAATACAAGGGCGAAAGAAAATAAAACCTATCACCATAGACAACCGCACTGTTCCTGAGGCTAAACTCAAGAAGGTAAAGGTAGTTGCCATGCCAAAGGTTGAACGGTCTCGTAAAAAGGTATTGAGTAGAGCCAAAATCATTGGTATTATGGACTTCACAGTATATTTAATTAACAAAAGAGCCGTAACTATGACTTGGACTTGGTTAAAAGCACGATTGAAAGAACCCTCCACCTATCAAGGGGTAACCGCCATAGCTGGTGCTATTGGTGTGACCGTACAACCCGATATGTACGAATCCATTGCAGCATTGATGTTAGCTATCATTGGGGTAGTTCAAACCATCAAGAAAGAAAAAGAAGAAGATAAGCCTTGACTAATTGATTAAGGTTAGTTAGATTTATCCACAGTCTTAAGGATAGGGTTTTTTTTAGTAGAATTTTCCCTTATCTGATGCGAGCATCAACCCCCCAGTGCTAGACTGCTTAGTGGGGGGTATTTTTTTCACGATAACTAATGAGAACAAAAATGGATGAACTTGTAGAAAATATATTTAAATCGGTATGTCACCAAATAGGAATAACACCAGAACTACTATTTAGTAAAAAAAGAAGCGCAATTATAGTCGATGCTAAACAAGCCTGCGCTTTTGCTCTTAGAGAGTGGGGATTTACATTAAAAGATATAGCAAAAGAACTTAATTATAAGGATCATACGACAATTGTGCATCTTTTAAACAAAAGGCATCATAATTCGCTCAAAAATCAACTTATAGGTGTTCGAGCCATAAACTGGCACTTAAGTATGCGTTTAATGAAGATGTGCGGTATAACGACAAATATGGAACCCAAAAATTTAGACGAGGGTTAATTTTATGGAAATTTTAGTATTTATCTCTGTGGCTACTACTTTTTTCTTTGTGGGTTGGACTATGGGGCGATCAACAGTCGTTTCAAGTGAGGGTAGTAGGGAAAAAGCTGAGGAACATTTTAAGAATGGATATATCAAAGGATATATGGATGCCTCAGAAATAGAAAGAGGGAAGAAGTACTATGACGACTTCCCTCAAATGGGTATAAACTAGCCTTTCTTACTCCGACCAGCTTTCTTCATAAAAGCCATTCTGCCGTTTTGGGCGTTTGGCTTTTTCTTTTTCTTGTTAGGGTCATCCTTGTGACCCATCTTTCCATAGTGTGATGGCATGATTGTTTACACCTCCTCTGTTTCTACTGTTTCTGGTTGTTCTTCAGCTTCTTCTTTCTGTTGGGCAATAGTATCTTCATAGCCCTTGATAAGAAAATTTAGCTCGCTGATTTGAGTGCTTAAAGCATCTCGTTGTTGCACTAGTTGTTGGAGTCGTTCTTCCATTGTGTTTATGTAAATTAGTTAACGTTAACGTTACTGTATTATACAAAAATTATTCCTCAGTGTCATCACCTGACTCTTCGACAGGTGTCTCTTCCTCTACTTCTGGCTCTTCTATAGCAGGTAACCCTGCCCAAAAAGCATTGATAGCTGACTGGTAGTGATCTGGTAAATCTGTAATTGTAGCATCCCTCT